ACTTGTTAGCATCCAAAATTTAAGTTCTGGTCTTGTACCATTTGAAATTAATGATAAAATCGCTATTCTAGAAACAAGTGAAGATCATGGTATTTCTGTAGATGATTTTGTTACCGTTGATATTGATCCAGACGAAACAACAACAGAAACTACTTATTTTGTAAGAAAAAAATTATATCAGGACATCGAAGCAAGACCACTATCACATAATTCTAGAATTGTTGACACTGGAATTGGTAGTGGAGATATTTTATCTACTGGTGTTTCTTACACAGTAGGAACTTATTTTGATGTAGAGCTGGTATTCCAAGATGCCACTCAAGCAAGAGAAGGTATTGGATTATCTGGTGATCCAGGTAATGCCAGAGCGACTATTGTTGTTACCGAGATAAATTCTGGTTTTGGTTATGTATCTTCTGTTACTATTACTAACAAGGGATTCGGATACAGACCTCAAGATATTATTACTTTTGTTCAGGGCTTTCCAATCGGTAATATTGACCCAACTAATCCTCAAAGATTTGCCTTTGCTGTTGATCATGTTGGATTTGCCGAAACTAATGATCGTCTATTTTTAAGTACGGTAAGTAATCTCTCTATTGGTGATTTTATAAAGATTGGATCAGAAATTGTAGAAATTAGTTCTGTAGATGTTCCTTCTGCTAGTGTAAGAGTCATTAGAGGAAGCAAGGGAACTATTCCAATCAATCACTTTGATGGCAATTCGGTAGAAGGCGAAGAGATTCCATTTAGATTAACCCTTGGATCACAACCCTTAGATTCTGGTCCCAGTCAACCAATTATTACAGAGTTTGATCCAAAAACAAACAAAATCAAAATTTCTTATGATTATGGAGATTCTCTAAACACAATTACAAGAATTTCGGGAGGAACTGTATTTTTTGATGAAAGTTCTCCAAGAAAAACAGTAGCGTTAAGAAACGTAGGAGAAGTTGCTAACAAGCTAGAGTTATCTAAAGGAGATCAAAATAACTTTACTGTAAATCCAACTATTGATTTACAGAAGTATTACACATACAAGTTTGATGTAAGTCATTTTTCAATGGCAAATACGTTCTTGGATATTTCCCCAAGCATTAACTACAATATTTTAGTAGACGGAAAAGAAATTTCCGGAACTCCAGGACTTGCTGGATCTTTCGTAAAAGTAAAATTTGGGTATAAGTTAGATCTAGGTGGAGATCTAGAAAGAATCTTGTTAAGGTATGACACATATTACTATTTTATCAAAGCATTTGGTGTTGATACTGAACAAGCTGCTATTAATGTAATAAATGACCCTCTAACTGGTAAGAAGAGAGTAACTTACGTAAGTAATGATAAAATTGTATATGATTTAGATTCAGAACCTGAGTATGATGGGTCTGGTGATATTAGATATACCACATCTTCTTTGGGAGCGGTTGGATTTATTAATTCTGTTGCTATTACCAGCAGCAGAAATGATTTATCTAATCTCCCAGGTGTTGTAGGTGTTTTCCCATCTCCAGATAACACTCCTGAATTGGAAATTATTATTAGAGATGGATCTATCTTAAGAATTAATGTTCTTGATGGTGGCAATGGATTTGTTGATCCTAAAGTTGTATTGGAAGGAAATGGTACTGGTGCCGAAATCAAACCATTATTTGCTGCCGGAAAACTAATCTCTATTGCTGTTCGTTCCGGAGGTTCCGGATACACAGAAGCTAACATCAGTGTTGTTGAAAGTTCAACTAGAGTATTTCTAGAGTCTAACAATATTGGTACTCCAAAAAATGTTACGATATTTAATTATGGAGTAGGATTTACTAAAGATTTTACAACAACTCCAGAAATTACTAGTAATACTGTTTTAGTTCTAGATTATGAAACAACTTTTGTCCCTGGTGATGTGGTTATACAACCAGATACAGGAGCAAGAGCTAATGTTGTATTTGGACAGTGGAAATCTGGATCGAGTCTGTTAAAGGTAAAAGATGTAGAAGGATCTTTTGAAATTGGTAAATCTATTAAATCTATTAGAAATGCCACCACTGCTATTGTAAAAGATGTATTAGTGACAAGATTTGTAGAGAATGTTGGTTCTCTTTCTTCTAGAGGTGTATTTACTAGTGAAAGAGGAAAAATTGGTGTATCTGAACAAAAACTATTAGATTCTTTCTACTACCAAGATTATTCTTACGAAATTAAATCTAGAACCACTATCGATCAGTGGCGTGATCTAATTAAAGAAACTACTCACCCAGCTGGTTTTGAAGTGTTTGGTGTACTTCAAGCATTTGTAAAACCAGAAACGGATATGCCTATTTCTGGTAGGTCTGGTGGTGTCAAGAGAATAGTTAAGGCAACAGTAGAGAATATTTCTACCCTCTCTACAACAACCAAACTTAATCTATCTATTGCTAAGTTTGCCACCTTCAATGAAGTTGTTGGTGTGGGTGGAATTAATGTTGATGATGTTGATGTATCAGCAACTGACTTCAAAAACTTTAATTTAGTTCCTGGTTTTGACGGGGTATTAGATCAAGATACTCTCAAGAGAATTGGAACTACTACATTCTCTATTCGTGGAGATAACGGAAATACTTTTGCTCCGTTTAGCGATGAGCAATTACTAGTTTCTCTCGATGGCATTATTCAGGAGCCAGGGGTAGCATATACAGTTGTTGGTACTGAAATTGAATTTGCCCAAGCACCTTTTGGTCCTAGAATTGCCGAAGGTCAAGATGTTCCTCCTCAGAAATTAGTTGGAAGATCTCTAGGTTATTTTGATCCTGCTTTACAGAATGCCTATCATTATAAGGTTAGAGACATTAGTGATCAGTTTGATAATGTAAAAGATGAGTTTGAATTATACAAAACGGATGGATCTATTGTAAAATCCGAAGACAGGGAAGATTTCATTGTTGTTATAGATGGAGTAAAACAAACACCAGATGATAATTACACTATTATTAGAGATGAAGATCCTACGGTAACAGATAAGATCTTATTTAAAAAGAGACCTTTTACAACTGATCCATTATATGATTTTGAAGACGAAAGAGAAGAAAATATTGTAAGAATCGGACAAAAGTGTTTTATCTTTAGTATTGGTAATTATTCTGTTGCTTCTCCTTCTCTACAAAGAATCAAGCAGAATCCAAAAGGTCCTTTCTTGATGACCGATAAGCGATCTGGAGATGTTCTAGAACTGCCAGACGATATTTACGCTTTAGTTTTTGTCAATAATATTTTACAAGATCCCGAATCTTCTTATAAAATTGTTGGTTCTGTCATAAGATTCAATCAAGACTTGCCATTCGGTGAACTACTCGATGGATCGATTGTATATCCCAAAGTTGAAATCTTGTATATCTATGGTAAATCTGTAGATTCTAAGCTTACCCTGTTTAATTATGAAAGAGATGCTTACTTTAGAGAAGCAACTATTAGCACTTCTGGTGGCGATGCTTATGGAGATCAAACTCTTGCTTGGTTTGGTGATACTGTAGATGCCTCTATTCAAAATTTGGGTTGTGGAGAAGTTTTATATACCCAAGAAAGAGAAGATAGTTTTGAGTATAATTATCAATCTAGATTAGAACTTTTCCAGAACGGAGATGATTTTGGTTTTGGTAGTTTTAGTCAGATTCCTCTATTTAATCAACCAACTCAAACTTTCACAGTGACGTGGGATGGATCTAATTTCTTAATTGATGGTGCCGTAACCCCAACTCTACAATTATCGCCTGTTAATACATATAGATTTGATGTTTCTGATCCTAGTTTAGGCGGCATTGAGATTGATTTCCAACCAGCAAACGGAGATTCTATTAACGGTCGTTATACAGTAATTAAGTCTGCTAGTATGACAATGCCCGGTGTGTCTGGGGCAGGTGAAGGAAATCCAAATGCTTACATATATCTTATCGTAAATGAAACTGCCGACACCTTTATTAGTGATGGAATTCAGATTAGATACTATGATTTTGGAACAGAACTTTCTGAAGGATTTATTGATGTCGTGAGTGGACCTGCCGGAAGGGCAGTTCTTGGAGCATCGGCAACTATTACAGTCGAAGATGAGATTATTGGTGTCAGTCTTGATGTTGATAGCGAAAATATTGATGATTATCTAGATGGAGATATTTTAGAAAATGCCTCGTTTATTGGAAATGGTATTGGAGACAATACATGGGCTACAATCTTTAGAGCAGATAGAAGAGAGACTTATAATGTATCTGGACCATACATTAAAATTGGCGCAATTACTGACGTAAGACCAACTACTGACGGAAGATTTAAAATTACTGTCAAAACTGAAACTAATTGGCCAGAAGATCATTTTGATAATAAGCAACTAGTTATTCAAAAACGATACAACATGATGAATACTATCAGATTCATCATACCTGGAACATATGATATTGTTTCTCAAACGCCAACAGACATTGCCGGAAATCCACTCCTTGTAAGATCTACTGGAAACTCTAGTGGAATTATTAGTGGAAATAGAGCTTGGTTCGACAGAAGAAAAACTTTAAACAATTTAAATCTAAATGATGAAATTGAAATCTCTGGCGAGAACAAGTATAGAAATATTATTTCTATCGATTATCTAGCAAGATCTACACAATACAATCCAGGAGAGTATATTGGTCAAGATTTTTATACTAATTTAATAACTGGTCCATATAATGGACCACAAGAAGGAAAAAATCTTAATATCTATTGTACTATTGATGATGAAGGCAGGGTAGATAAGATTATCTGGAATCAAATTGAATGGACTGATTTTGGTATAATTAGTCAGCAAATGGGATTCTTTGATCCCCCTAAATTATACTTCATTCCTAAAAATAATATTGGTGGTGGTGCCAAAGCAGAAATTTCCTTTATGGATAAAGGAAGAGTAGTCAGTGTTGAACTACTAGATCCTGGATATGGTTATGACGAACCTCCTAGAATTGTTGTTGCCAAACCTTACAGAGTAAGAAAAAATATCAATAATAGAATTGATACTGTAAGTGTTATTAACGTAGGTTTAACAGCAAATGTATCTGCTTTCTTTGTAAGCTTCATCTTTACTGTTGTTCCTACCTTTGGAGCTGATTTCCAAGTTGTTGTAGATATTTCCATTCCAGAAGATCAGGATATCTCCAACTTTATTAGAGTAGTAATTGAGAATGATGTATTAGATGCTGCTGTAACAGTTGATAGCGAAGATCTTGCTTCGGCATTGATTAGATCTAAGATTACAACATTAGATGTACAAGTCTTAGATTCTGTACGAGATATTGACCAGACGGATCTCAAGATAGTAATTAACAACGAACTACCTGTTCCTCTTGTTACTGATCAGACGGATATTAGACTTAAGCTTAATGTAGAAACCGAAGATTACTTCTTTGGTCCTCCAATTCCATCATCTCATGGATTTACTGCTACTACAGATGCTCCATTCTTGATTGGAGATACTATTCTCTATGTCACTTCCACTAATTCTTTCGCTCCTAAAGGAGAGTTAGAAATTATTAGTACTAATGGTCTTGAATATGTATCCTATCATGTAAAAGAGGATGATCGTTTTTACATTGATGAAAGAGGAATTTTAGGCACAACAGAAATTAATCACCCACCAGGATCTGCTGTACGCATTCTACCTGACTTCAGTGTTTCTATTGCTTCGCCTGATATTGGAATCACCGTTGAAGAACCAGTTATCCCAGGTAGTGAATTGTTTGCCTTCTTCGCTAATGTTGCCATGGCGAATGACTTGGCAGAAAGAAGAATCAAGGTTGGCATCTTCCCAACCGAATCTGTTGCTATTGCCCTCGGCAATCCTAATATTGATCCATTCGGTAACGAAAGAAATGCCGATTTCCAGCTCAATATCGAACCAAAGATTCAACCATATCAGAATCTTGACTTCTTCTTCAATAAGATTTACAGAAGAATTGATTTAGATAGAGGAATTACCCCTGTTCCAAATCTCAGTATAGAGACAACAGAAACAGACTTTATCAGACAAGTTCTTGATCTTGGTGTAGAGTCTGTTGCTCTTCAATCTGTTTCGGCATCTGCCACGGCAGAACGTCCTATTATTACAAGAATTGAAACAGAGTTTAACGTTGGTCTCGAAGATATTAATATTGAGTTCCAGCAAGGTTCTATTATTATTGTTCCTGGCGTTTCTACAGAATACATATTCGAGATTCCTGTCCCAATGCCAACAGTTCAGTTTGGCGCTGTCTTCAAGTTTAGATTTATTACAACTCTTGACGTTGAAGGTGGTATTATTAACGTTTCTGTTGCTGATACTGAACTTGGTGTGTCGCCAAGAATCACACTCAAGCTTCCTGAGTATATTGCTGATGTCTCGATGCCAATTACTCAGTTCGGTGAAAACGAATCTGAGATCGGAATCAAGAAATTCCTTACTGATGCTCTCATCCCAATCGGTGCTATCTTCGATATCGAAGTGGCAAGACCTCTCACCATCCGCCCAGAACTTCCAACTGAGGAAGTTGTTGATGAGTTTGTTGTTGAGGCTAGCGTCGGAATCGACAATATCAGAACTGATGCTAATAGAGTCATTATTCCACAGATTGATGTTCAGTCGGTTGTATCTGTCGGTATTATTGATCAAGGTGAGATCATTGAAGAGATTGAAGATCTCGTCGATGAGACAATTCTTATCGGTCTTGGTGCTGGTGCCACCATCGTATCTGATGTCAAGGCAGTCCATCGTATTGATAACGAACTACCAGTTGTCTCTCCTGACTTTATCAGAACTGATGTTGATAGAAATATCATTCCTGAAATCTTTGTTGACACCAACATTATCGTTGATGCTCCACAAACTCAGTTTATCGAGAATGAACTTCTTGTTACACTCGCTGATCCAGAAAGCACAGACATCAGATTTATTGTTCAACCTGTTCTTGATACTCTCACACCATCTATCTTTGAGGTTGGTCTCCCAGTTGAGGTTGCTGTTGAAGAGGTCGTTGAGGACATCGATAGAGGTCTCACAATTAGAACGCCTGCTGTCCTCAGTCCTGATGTTACCTTCGAATACGAGAAGGTTATCCCAGTTAATATTGAGGCACAGATCTTTACTCAGATTGTCGAAGATTATCCAATCAATAGAGTTATTATTCCTCAAATTGGATCTGGTACATTCTCTGTTGTTGATGTCTCCCCTGCCATTAGTATCAACTTCCCACCAACAGAAGAAGGTGAGATTCAGTTCTATGCCTTTGTTAACTCCCCAGTTGCTACTGAGTTTGAAGTATTCAAGACAGTTCCAGTCTGGACAGGTGGAGCAACTAATGATACTGGAGGAGAATCGCCAATCGATCTCGCTGTGGCATTTGTTGGTGAGAATCTCGGTGCTGAATTCAAGGCTCTTAGAATTATTATTCCAGAGACTAATGTTGAAATCAGCATCAGTCAAGCAATCAGCATTCCTTATCCTGGCGAACACTACTTCCCAGGCACTGACACCCTCAATCCAGATGAAGGATTCTACGCTAACTTCAATGACTTTGGTGGATCTGTACAAAGTGTTACCTTTATCCGTGAAGTCTCTGTTCCTGTTGACCCAGAAGGTCCAGAAGAAGAGACCATCCAGACAACTAGCGTTGCTGACGTTAGTATCCCAGATGATGCCGTTGACTTCTTCATGTATCGTAGAATCAACAACGGTGAAGGCGCTACCGTTATTGAATACGGTCAAGACTTCAATATCACCAAAGCAATCAGCATTGATATTCCAGGAGAGCACCTCGATAACTTTGATGAGCCACTTGAATTTGTTGCTGTTGTTGACTCCCCAGTTACTATCACCAATAACTTTGATGATTACCTCACATTACCTGACCCAATCCTCCCAGAACGTAAGGGAGCGATTGTCAATTACATCGAATCTAATCTCGATCTACGCGCTGATATCGAAAGTGAGCTCATTACTAGAAGAATCAGACGTGATATCGATGTCTCCATTGAAATCGATATCGAGAGGATCAAGCATGTCAGAACATCCAAGTCTATTGACGATCTAGCAGTCAATGTATTCGGTGCTACACCTGAGATCTCTACCTCTATCTTCCAGCAAGATCCTTCTGATCTATCTATGGTTGAGGTTCAGACTACACCTAGATACGTTCAAAGAATTGATGCTGGTATTGCTGACGAGATTTCCGATGAACTCGGCAACAAGTATCTCAGAACTACACTTGGTGTTACATACTCTCAATTCGAAGCAAATGCTTTCATTAGCAATGGTGCCATACTTGTTAATGCCAGCATCGGTAACATTCTTGCCAATGTTATTATTGGTGACTTCGAAGAGAGAGCAGATTCTAGCCAAGACTCTAACGGAATCAAGTTCAACTACGGTATCCCAACCATTAACAACCTATCCGCTGATCTATCCACTGATATCAATATTAATGATACAACAATTACAGTTGTACCTACACTCGATGGACCTGAGTCTCAGTGGCCAACTAGCGGTAAGTTGATAATTTCTGATGGAACTGATGTTGAGTTTGTTGAGTACACAGGAGTATCTGGCAACACCTTCACAGGTGTAATTAGAGGTGCCAATACAACCTTCTTGGCTGGTGGTGCTACACCTACGAAGGTCAGAACTTTTGCCTGAAACCGGTATAAATAACAATAAACTATCCACTAAAGAGGAGATTTTTTAAATGAGTGCAATCATTTCTGATAAGTTTAGAATTTATAATGCCGAGCAGTTTATGACTGCTCTTGGTGATGACAAATTCGAGACGGACGGAACCCCTAATTTTGGCGCTGCTATTGAAAGAAGTAGAATGTACTTCTTCATCGGTAGACCCCAAGATTGGTTCGCTACCCTCGAAATTTATAACAAGACCGACGACGGAGCTGCCGTAGCATGGGCAGATGTTCCTTCTGGATACTGGGTTGAAGCAACACCTGCTTCTGGTGGCGCTGTATTCCGTGGCGAAATTGCTGCTGTGTATGAGAACGTTGTTCTTCTACGTGGTGGTATTGAAGGTTCTAACACCTTCTCGTCTACCCCAGCACTAGGCGGCGACATCATCGTTTATGACGGAGATCCTTCCGGAACTGGTGTTCTTGTCGCTAACCTCGAAGCTACCGCTGGTGTATACCGTTATTCCACCGAGGATATCGTTCCCACTGCCTTCGACAATGATAAAGAATTGTTTGAAGTCTATGATGACATGATCGCTGCCAAGCGTATGACCATTGACTTCACTAAGAGTGTTGTCAAGGCATATCGTTGGCCTGTTGCTGGTGGAGACACCTACGACATGTATATCAACGATTACAGTGTTTCTTTCGTTGACAACAAGATTACTGGTAAGACTTCTGCTAACGGTTCCACAACCTTAACAGACTCCAAGTTCTATGTAATGAACAACAACTTCGAAGTCTTCAAGTGCCTCTATAATGGTGCTGAGGGTGCTACATATGACGGTGTTGTTGGTGGTGCTACTATTGAACCTTCGATTGATACTACATTCGGTGGTGTCTACAGAGCTACTGACGGTGTTTTCTACGAGGACAAGGGTGCCGTTGCTGCTCCTGTTGGTTCTATTCCTTGCTTCCCTGCTAAGGGTTATGTCTGGAAGTATATGTTCACCGTTCCTACCCAGGACGTACTTAAGTTCCTCTCCACGGACTTCATGCCCATCCCTCTAAATGATGGTACATCTGGTTCTAACAGAGCTGATGTAGAGGCTATTGCTAATGATGGTGGTATTATGGCTGCCAAGATTAGAAGATCCGCTACTGAACTTGCCGATGGTACTTACTATGCTCCTGTTGTTGGAGATGGTTCGGTTGGTAAGGATGGTGATGGTGGTGCTCCTGCTTCTACTGCTCTTCTACGCTTTGAGGTAGCTGCTAACGTCATCACTGAACTATTTGTTGTTGGACAGGGTGGTGGATATACCTACGGTAAGGTATACTTGGAAAGTGGTGCTAGCCAAGATGGTAACGCCAATAACTATGGTCTATTTACCTCCGTTGATGGTGGTGTTAATTTAACACCTGCTGTAATTCCTGCTCCAACAGCTGCAGGTGGCGGACATGGCGAGATCGAAGTTGTCATCGGTCCAAGAGGCGGTCATGGTGCTGCTGGCGCTGGTAAGATCGAGCGTGAGCTTGGTGCCAAGCGTGTAATGTCCAACATCGTTCTAAGATTCGATGAAGGTGAGGGTGACTTCCCAACAGATAACGATTTCAGAAGAATCGGTATTCTTAAGGATCCTAACTCCGTCCCTCTTGCTGGTCTTGCTACAGAGAGAACTCTCTATGCTGTAAAGAGACTTAAGTTCGCCTCGGTTGCTGGTGGTGGATTCGTTCCCGATGATTACATCTACCAGAACAGAGTCCAAGGCGGTGTTCCTACCGGACTATATGCCAAGGGTCGTGTAATTGGTGTCGATGATGCTAATGGCATTATCACTTACTACCAGAGCGTTGATGAGCACGCCGATAATGGTGTTGTTAGAGAATTCCAAGACTCTTCTGTCGCTGGATTCCAGGTTGTTACCGCTAATGACCTTAACCCAGTTGATGTCCCAGGTTCTAACCCATCCGCTACAGGAACTCTAGAACCAGCCGGTACTGTTACCGTTGGTGCTGTTGATTATGTAAATGGTTATGCTGGACCTGAAATTGAGGCAAATTCTGGAGATCTACTCTACGTAGAGAACAGAAGACTCATTACTCGTGCTTTAGACCAGGAAGAAGATATCAAACTCGTTATCGAATTCTGATCTATATACTATACCACGGTCCCCTTCGGGGGACCGTTTTTCACTCCCGTCAAATAATGTAAAATGCCACAAAAGACGAACCTCAACGCAAATCCTTATTTTGATGATTTTGACAAGGATAAAAATTTTCTAAAGGTATTGTTTCGATCTGGGTATTCAATTCAAACCAGAGAACTTATAACTCTGCAATCAATATTACAAAATCAGATTGAAAATTTTGGAAAATATTCTTTCAAGCAAGGACAGCAAGTTGTTCCAGGTGAAGTAGGTTTAAACACGGCATTAGATTATGTAAAGTTATCCTCTGTATCCGAAGTCGGGATCGGTAATCCAGATGGAACTATTACATATTCCAAATATGATATTAGAGATCTAGTTGGTCAACAATTAAGAGGTATTACATCTGGTGTTGTCGGGGTTGTTTTAGACACCTCTTTATCTAGTGCAACAGAGTCTGATACTCTATTTGTAAATTATGTTTCTAGTGGCAACGAAAATAACGAAAAAACTTTTAGACAAGGGGAAACTTTAGAAGTAGTTGATGGTGTCAACACTCCCCTTTTAGTTGTTGGTGTAGATGGAAGCGTACTCCCAACATCTATTACAGTCGAAAATCCTATTACAGGAGATGTCACTACAGAAGCAAGTCCAGCAATGGGATTTGCTTCTGGCGTAGAAGTAGAAGAAGGCATTTATTTTGTAAACGGATTCTTTGTAAGAAATAATAAACAACTTTTAGTAATTGACAAGTATTCTTCTAAAACATCTGCTAAGGTAGGATTTAATATTGTAGAAGAAATTGTCACTCCAGAGCAAGATACCTCTTTATATGATAATTCAAGAGGGTATAGCAATGCCTCCGCTCCTGGAGCACATAGACTTAAGATTACACTGGAGTTAGTTGAGTTTGGTTATTCCGAAAAGACTGATAATAATTTCATTCAACTTCTAAAAATTAATCAAGGTCAAATTGAAAAAGAAGTAAAGAAAGCTGACTACACTCTATTAGAAGATACATTAGCAAGAAGAACATATGACGAATCTGGTGATTATGTAGTAGAAGATTTCCCAATTCAAATTAGAGAGTTCTATCAGAAAGATGGAAACAATGGATTATATAGATTAGATCCTGATGATAATACTGTTAACGGATTATCCCCAGAAGAAGCAGATTCGAAAATGCTTTTGGGAATTGGTTCTGGTAAAGCCTACGTCAGGGGATATGAAATTGTTAACAAGTCTACCAAAGATATTGTAGTTGATAAAGCAAGAGACACTTTAGAAAGAGATAATGTAACTTTAAAGTCTTCTGGTTTAGCAACTTATAGTATTACAAACTTAAGTGGAACTGTTCCTTTGAACACGGTTGGTGGTGAAATTACTTCGTATCCAGATGTTTATTTCAACTCTGTATTTAATGATGGAACTATTGGACTAAATGGATTAGAATCCGAGGGATATTTCAAGAACACAATTTCCAGAAGATCTCAAAGTATTTCTCCAGCACAAGGCATTAAAACTATTTACGTTCAAGTAGCTGATGATGTTCCTTCTATCGGAGATGTTTTTCCAACAACATTATGGTTTGCTAAAACAACTAGTGATGGAACCCCAACTACTGTAGACTCTGTTGAGGTTATTGGAACTTCGGTTACAAACCGCCCAGAAACAAATGATAACCCATCTCAAGTTTTTGTTGAATTCACTGTATTAGGTGATAAAGGTTTACTAGAAACTTTCCTAAAAGAATATGATGATGATGCTAATGGCAAGTTGAGATATGTTTGGACCGAAAGTTCACTTGCTTTATCAGGCGGTTCCTTCTATGGAAATATCATTGATTATAATGAAACTATTCATCCTGTTGTTGGTTTAGCAAAACCAAAGAATTATTCTTTGGAGAAGAGAGCAGAAGGTTTTAATGAAGATTTAGATAAAGTTATTTCTAGAGGTACAGCTATTGATGGATCTACTCCTTATAGTGCTATCTTTAATTTCTCTTATTTCAATCCTAAGTATTTTACGAAAATTAAGTTAGATGAAGATCCTCAAGTTGGATTCCGCTCTGGTAAGTATGTAGTTGGTAGAGAAAGCAAAGCATATGGTGTAATTGAATCCGAAGAGACTGGTAATTTTAGTTTCGGTAAAAATCTTTTCGTCACTACTCTGTCTGGTGAATTTAAGCCAGGTGAAACACTAATTGACGAAGATGGTCTTTCTGCTAAAATTTCAGATGAGAATACAATTTCTCACTTTATTGTAAACTTTAGGGGTTCTGGATATAGTGATAGTGGATCTAACAGAGCAAATATTGTTATCAACGGTAGAGAATATGATTCTTCTATTGTAGAATTAAAAATTTCTGGTGGTCAAATTTACAATGCTGAGATTGTTAATTCCACTAACTTACAAGAAAAGTATGTTTCTCCACCTGTAATTACTGTTACTCCAGATGCAGGATTAGGACAGCGAGCAGTAATTACTGCTGTTCTTAATAAGAATACAGTATTAACTTATAACAATCAAAATATTAAATCTTTTTCTTCAGAATACAATAATTATTCTTTCACGTCTGATATTGATACCTCTAGTTCTGTTTACTCAACACAGTCTCAAGTTACTTCATTTACTTTTACAGGAGAGAAAGGAAGAAAGTTTATCACATGTAATGGATTTGGAACAGATCTATCCAGAGATTTAGTTCCCGGAGATCTAATTCAATATACAGATGATAATGGCGTAACAATTAAGAATGTCGTTCAGTCAACTACAGATTCGGTTGGAACAGTTAAATCTAGAATTTATCTCGACTACGCTCTAGCAAATGACATTACTAATGCTACTGTAATTAGAGTAAGACCTATTATTAAAAATTCTACAAAATCTAGTCTTATTTTCCCTACCGGAAGCAAACAAGTAGCATCTCTCGTTAAGAGCACAGAAGATACTAAGTTTAAATATTTTATTAGAAAAGATTTTGTAACTGATCTAGCTGCCAGTGGATCCTTTGTTACATTTAGTGCTCAGTTAACTTCAGGAACTCAAAGATTTGTTAGATATACTGAAGAAAATTATATCGTAACTGTATTGGATGCCGGAGATTCTACAGCAGTTGAGACTGGAGATATCTTGTACATCAATCCGGAATATGTACAAATTAATTCTGGTAACGTTACTTCTAATCAGGTTACTTCTGGATCTCTAGTTATTAGTTTGCCAAATAGCTTCTTCCTAGGAGAAGGACAGGCATCTCTAGTTGTATATCCAAAACTTAAATTAACTGCTACGGTTGAAATTGATAAGGCTAGACCCAGACTCAAGACCGCTATTAGAAACAGAAGAATTACTATTCCTTCTGCTGGAGACAGAGTTATTCCATTGAGAGGAACTAACTACGATGAAAATACTATCGAATCTTTATCGTATTCTGATGTTTTTAAACTAAGGTATGTCTACGAAGGAACAACATCAAATCCCCCAGAAGCAGATGCTGATGGCAACCTAGTAAGTGGTTCTGATATTTCATACAAGTATACTTTTGATGATGGACAACGTGATACTTTCTTTGATGTATCTAGAATTGTATTGAAACCAGGATTTGATGCTCCACAAGGACAACTTCTAGTTGCTTTTGATTACTTCGAGCATTCCCTAGGTGATTTCTCTACCGTAGATTCTTATGTACACCAGGCTGGTGTAGCAGCATCGGAAATTCCTAACTTCAACTCTTCTGTATATGGAACAGTTAATCTCAAAGATGTAATTGATTTAAGACCAAAAGTAGATTCGGAAGCAGTTATCACTGGATTCCAGGATGTATCTATTTTGAATACAAATAGTGGTATTTCATTTACTGGTCCTGGTGGTATTCCAACTGCTACCCCAGCTGTAGATACAAATCTAGAGTTTACTTTCTCTTTCTCGGAGAAACAATACTTAGACAGGATGGATGGTGTTTTCTTGAATAAGAACGGAGAGGTTATTGTAGAAAAAGGAAATGCTTCTCTAAATCCATCCAAACCAGAAATTATTGATGATGCTATTGCTCTTGCTTATCTTCACATCCCCGCTTTTACAAATAGCACTAAAGATGTAAGAATTATCCCCGTAGATAACAGACGTTATACTATGAGAGATATTGGTAAACTGGAGAAGCGTATAGAACGTCTTGAGTTCTACACATCTCTAAGCATCCTTGAGCAGCAAGCACTAAACATGCAGATTAAGGATGATATTGGTTTAGACAGATTTAAAGCAGGATTTGTTGTAGATGCTTTCGAAGCACATTCTGCCGGTAATCTTGCTTCTGTTGACTACCAGTGTGCTATTGATTCTCAGCAATCTGTCTTAAGACCACAATCTAAAGAAGATAGTTTTGTCTTAAAAGAGGTTAACGTAAGAAATGACCAAAGAGTCATTGATGGTTATGTCAACAACCATGGTGTTATCACACTTCCATACAACAACTTACCATTGTTGGGCAACAGTAATGCCACTGGAACAATTAACCCAAATCCATTTGTCGTTATTCAGTATGTTGGTGATGCTAATATTTCCCCAACCATCGATCAATGGTATGACGATAGTATAGAACCTCTCGTAGTTGATACAAATACTAAATTAAATTCTATTCTATTAGCAAAGGTCAATCCAAAAGAATCCTTAGCTTCTTTATATGATTCGTTTGTAGTTAATTGGGTTGGAACAGATAAGACTTTGTTCAATATCAATGGATTATCTGATATTAATACAGAAAATATTATTACCTCTACATCTTCTGCTTCTGTTGCTAGTTCTTCTAACATCAGTCCACAGAACAATGAACTAGGAAAAGGTGTAAATTCCAAGGTTGTTAATGGAAGAACTGTAGCAACTGGTGTACAATTCTTTGCTAGATCAATTCCTGTTAAATTTACTTTAAATCGTTTAAAGCCAAATACAAAGATCTTTGTATACTTAGAAGGAAGAGACATCGGAAGATGGGCAAATCCTGATGGTAAGTACACGGGTATTGCTGGCAACTCACTAACTACTTTTGGATCTGATTTAGTTACAGATTCTACGGGAAGCTTGAGTGGTATTATCTTAGTTCCTGCTGGATTCCCCCCTTCTATCGGAGCGAGATGGACTGGTAATGTAGATACTGTTCTTTATGATACACTTGCCGAAGAACTTAGAATTACAGAAGGTTCTAAGACTTTCTTCTTCTCTTCTGATGGTCTTAATAAAGAAGAGTTAGATACTTACGCTGAGGTTCAATTCTATGCTTCGGGTATTGTTCCTAGCAATCCACAATCTATTATTTCTAGTGGCATCTCTTACTTTAAAGCAAATGAAGGTATTCAGTTTACCAATAGCAACACAGATCAAGAAGTAAAACCAAATCCATTGGCACAGACATTCCGTATCGAAGGATTCGAAGGTGGTGTGTTTGTTACAGGATTAGATTTATACTTCTCCCAGAAGAGTTCTAATGTTCCTATTAGAGCATATATAACTGATATTAATTCTGGAGCTCCTGGTAAGAATATTCTCCCAGGTTCTCAAGTAACTTTATTCCCAGATACACAACTAGTTACGTATATTACAGGAAATTCTGATACTGTTGTTCTATTCAAAGGAGAAACTGTATCTGGAATGGATAGCGGAGCGAAAGGTCCTTTGAAGACGGTTCTGGATAAGAACGGTATTCCTATCGGTGATGAACTATCAACTACGTTTACTTTAAATAGAAATCAAACTTATACTTTAGTTCTAAGTAACCACAATGGTATTTCTTTCTTACAGGATGAAATCATTTCTACACCTTCTGTTAAGAATGTCAATACTACAGAGAATAAAAACATCGCTCTCAATATTGCCAAAGATTCCGGAAGAGTAGTTGATCTCAAGATCAATGATATTGGAGAAAAATATCAGGGTGCTACGATTACTATCGAAAGTCCACAACTTCCAGGTAGCAGCACAGCATCCGCTGATATTCAAGTATCAAATGGTTCTGTGTATAATGTAGACTTGGTTCTATCTGGTAATGGTTATACAGAAGCTCCCGCCGTAGTTGTGGGTGGTATTGGAACTGGTGCTAGCGGAGCTATTGTAGAATCTATTATTGAAATTGATACGCCTGCTGTGAGGATGGGGGTAGCATCTGATTCATTATCTATTAATCCTACTTTATCTACCACACCATCTTACTTTAAGTTTAAGTATCCAGTCTATTTACAGAATGATACCGAGTATGCTTTAAATATCGAAACAGATTCTATTGACTATGTTCTATGGTCTTCCAAACTAGGAGAGCAAGAAGTTACAACAAATGCTGCTGTAACCACTCAGCCATTACTAGGATCTCTTTACAAGTCTCAGAATACCGACAACTTTGTAGAGGACTTATTTGAAGACCTTAAGTTTACCCTATACAAAGCAGAGTTTAGCACCAGTGCTGTTGGATCTTTGAGATTGGCAAATGAAAATCCAGGATTTGAAAAATTAGAAACAGCTCCTTTTGAGACTAGTGTAAGATCACCAATCAATGCTACTTCTGATTTATTCAAAGGCAATAATGCTATTGTCAAGGTATTACATAGAGATAATGGATTTGAAGACAGAGGTAAATCTTTCGTGTTCTTCAAGAAAGCAGAAGACACAGGTGGAATTCCAGCAGTCACACTGAATGGAGAACTATACGAAGTAATTAACTGTGGTTTAGATTTCTATAATATTGTTACCCCAAGCAGAGCAGGCTCTAATATCTTGGGAGGTGGTTCTAATGTATTAGCATCATATAATAGAAAATATGAAAGATTATATGCCCAGGTATCTTATCTACAATTAGATAAGACTTCTATTCAGGCAATGGTTAAAACTACCAACATTGTTCCTGTAGATTCTAATACTCAAAATTATACTTCATATCAACAATCCGAATATGAAAGAACTTTCTTAAATGAGCAACACTATTTTACAAATCAAAAAGTCATTGCTTCTAGAATTAATCAGACAGTTAATTTCATAGAGAATTCCCTAGAGTATAAAATTAGTTTATCCACAGAGAATCCAAATGTATCTCCTGTTATTGATCTCAATGCTGCTTCTGTAAAAACAGCTACAAATAGAGTTGAAAATGCTACTGGATTTGAGTCTAGATATGGTAAGAGATATCAAGAACTTAGATTCTTACCTTCTTACAATACAGACTTCTTAATTATTGGAACTCCTGATGACATTGTTGTTGGTAGTGTTATCACCGGAGTTACATCAGGTTCTATTGGTAAAATTGTAGAATGGGATGGAACCTCTCAAGCAGTGATCGACATTAGCACTACCTCTCAATTAATCGTGGGAGAGTCTATTACGATTGTAACGCCAGCTGGTATTACTGTTACTTCTGCTTCCGTAACGATTCAAGCACTACAACCAGTAGAATATGATTTCTCCGAGGGATCGAATGTGGTTGCTTCTTATCCTTTAAATCTACTAACAACATACGATAACACAATCAACGGCAAAGTAATTGAGTGGGATTCTAAAGATAGAGTTCTAATTGTTGACACTCCATATCGTCCCATTAATGGAGATTTTGAAGCAGAAATCACAACAGGATCTGCTTTTGTAAGAAATTCCAATGCTTCAGAACAACAGCAAGATATCTTTAGAGTTAATGATATTTTACAATCTTCTGATGAAAAATATCTTACTATCGGATCTATGGTTTTATCCACTGGTGTTGATTATGTATCGGATGAAGAATCTAAGAATAGTTCCTCGCTTGCTAAATATGTAACTAAGGAAGTATTCATCAATAACCCAGGAACATCTATTGATGTTAGATTGACTGCCACCCTAACAAATGTAGAAAATGTAAAAGTATTCTATAAGTTTAAGAAAGCATCCAGTCAAGAAAACTTTGATGATATTAACTGGGTAGCATTTAATATTGATGGAAATCCTGATGTAAATGATATTGCTACTGCTTCTAATTCTATCTCCGGTAATTACGAGTTACAATCTAATTACCAAGAATTAAAGTATAGTGTGAGTAACTTACCTGAGTTTTCTTCTTACTCAGTGAAGATTATTATGAAGACAGATGATCCTACCCTGACTCCGAAAATTCAAGACTTGAGAGCTGTAGCATCTTACTAACATGAATGATTATATAAAGGTACAGGGTCACGAAAATTTATACCGTGACCCCCGTACTGGTGCCATTGTTAATACCGAGAAACCCACTAGAAACACTATTGCTAGTAGGTTTTCTACAATAACTTCTGACATAAATAATCTTAAAGAAGACGTGTCAGAAATCAAAAGTTTACTCCGTCAGTTAATCAAAAATGGCAATTACTCGTAAGGAAGTTTTCCAATCAGATAACTTCGAACAGCAAAGGGTTAAGATCAATGAGATCGGCCAAGACCTGTTCGATATCGCTACAGGTGTAACTCCTATTGATCGATTGCTAATTGATGGTGGTCTAAAACCAGGAGAGATTATTGATTCGACTGGTAGTAGTGGTGAAGACGGACAGTTTCTTAAAGTTAATAAAGAAGGAAAACTTCTTTGGAAATCTCTCACTATTGAGAACGTATTGTGGGTATCGAAAGACGGAGACGATGCCAACGATGGTTTGAGTGCTGAGACGGCAAAAGCATCTATCGGGGCTGCTCTAAGAACAGCACAAAGAGGATTTAACGGTAAGCTATGTGATGCTGCTAACAATATTCTGTTAAACAGAAAACTTCTTCAGGATGAAGTAGTCGGAGAACTTCTAACTGAGTATAAGGATTACGCAAGAGGCAATAGATGGATTGATGCCTATGACACTATCCAGAACAATATTGATTATATCGCTAACGAAGGATTTGAAAGAGGACTAGCGAGATACCTAATAATTGATCCAGGATTTACTGTTCCTAACGGAAATCAGGAATGTATCGATGACGTAAAACTATTCATCGATGCTGTTGCTTTCAACATGAAATATGACGGCAACAATAAGGTATATGACTATGCTGAAGTATATACCATTTCTGAGTTTGGTGATCTTATTACAGGTGAGAGAGATGCCTCTGCTATTGTATACCAGGAAGTTGCCTATGTAATGATGGAGGTAATGAGACAGGACGCTACCGCTGCTATTGAAGGTCTTCATGGTCTCACTCCAGTATTTGACACCACCATTGTTCTAGATCCCCTAGCAATCGTTGATCAGACATCTGCTGAAGCTGCTGATCTCATCAGAAGAAATAAGGACTTCATTGCTGCTGAAGGTTACGACAGAATGATTGC